CCTTTAGGGGGATCTACAACTGGTAGTGACGGTTTAGATTCAGCCTTAGATTTTGTAGACGCTTTCACAGATGGGTTAGTTAGAGGAGGTATAGCAACAGCAGTCGAAAGATCAGTTAAAGATGTTGTTGAACCCCAAGCGCCTGAACTCCAGGCTCCAACACCCCAACCTGTACCATCAACAAATACGTCTAGACCAACATTGATTTGATATGTGCCTACAACAGAACCTCCACCGTTACCACTATCACTGGAGTTTGCTGTGACCTCTGTTCCAGAAGTATCCTTTGCAGTTATGGTAAAGGTGCTTGTCGATGGAACAGTCGCTATCTGATATTCTTGGTTTAAAACTGCAGCGGTAACATTGCCACCTAAAGAAGCTGCTCCTGAAAATGTAACGAAATCATTTAAGTCTGCACCGTGAGCAGTATCGTTAACAGTAAGGGTTGAAGAGCCATTCGTTGCAGAAAAAGTAACGTCTCCAGCACTTGTTGTGGATCGGATAGGAGTAATGTCGTTATAATTATCTCCTTCTTGCCAATAAAGTTTAAAAGTCGTACCTACTGAAAAAATACGAGTGCCATTTAAAGTAACGTATGCGTGTAGTTTTCTACCTTTCCCTTTTATAGATGAAGTTAGATATTTTACCCAGCCACCTATTTTTTCTGGCAAACCTTTACGAAACCGAACTAAATTACCGTCAAACCACCCGCCTTCGGCAGTATAATCAGTGCCTTCTTTATTGATGCCAGGATTAAAAATAAATTTCTGTAAGGGCATTAGATATACTCACCACTGCGAATCATTTCAGTAACACGAATCGCTCTTGTGCCTACTTGTTTTGCCCATTTACTATCCATAAATTCGTCTGCAGCTACATCAAACTGTTCCCTAGACATTGCCTCTAATGCTTTGACGAAACCTCGTAACCGTGTCAACCCAAGATTGAAACAAATATCAATCATCGCGTCTTGTCTAGCTTCGCTTAGGGCACCGAACCAAAAGTAAGTATCTTTCAGTTCTTCTTTCACTCGTTGTATATCGTTTTGTAAAAGATAATCTATTTCGTCATCGGATAGCCCTAACCCTGACTCAGAAATATTCCTACCAACACCAATCGTTTCGTAACCTGCTGAGCATAAATAGACTTTAGATTTTACGCCTTCATGACGTTTAATCATCTCGACTAACTTACTCATTACTTTTCTCTAGCTACTTGATTTACTTTTTCGTATGAGCGCATAGCACCCAAACCAAGCATTCCCATCATAACTGGGACGAGTAAAGTTGTATCTACTTCTGGGACTGTCATCCAGATACCTAGAACATTTGCAATAATTGTGTTGTATAGTAAACCTATCGCACAAATCCAGCCGATGGCTGGTCGCCACCCAGCGACAAATAAAGATTTATGTGCCGCTTCCATTTTATTAATTTCTAACTGGCCTTTGAGCGCCTCTTGAGCATGACGCTCCGACATCGTAGCGATTTCGTGAGCTAAGGCGTTTTTCTGATCTTTATCTTCGATAAATTTATCTAGTAATCCTGTTACTGGCCCGATTAGTTGCCCGACTAAACTCATCTACCATTCCCTCTGTTTGACCATGCTTGCGCTCCAAAGAACGCTGCCAATATACCTGCGACTGACACAAAGTAGACTGAAGCCATATCTCCTAGAATACTTGCCGCCTGTACTAAACCAGCCCAGCTGCTTACGACTACTAACGACGGATACAAGAGCATTCCCCACAAAGCAAACCAACTCATACTTCGCTGAGCCTGTGCTCTTTCATTACTAATTTTTAGTTCTTGCAGTTCTTTGCTAGTTTCTAGCTCTTCATCAGTAACTACACCATCTCCATCCGCATCGTATTCGGCGTAATCACTACCGTCTTCTAATTTCTTTGCCGCCATATTTATCCGAAGGCTTTAATCACTAATACAAATACTAAAATTGCTAATCCACCACCAATAATCAGAGTTGTGCCACCGACAAGAAGTTGTTGAATTAATCTCTCTCTATCGCGTCTTCTTTTCGCCATCAGTTTTACGTGCGCCCTCCTATCTTGCTCCTGCTGTCGGATAGCAGCGTCATAATCTTCTAACAACTTTGGATCTGCGACGAGGAGCAAATCTCTCAAATCTTTTTGATATCTTTCTTGATTCCTACGAAGCATTTGTAGCTTGAGGATATCATTTTTAGATAATGCTTTGAACGTAGAACTTTTACGTTCTACTTCAAAATTATTTAAGGCTTCTCCAAAATCGGAGACCAAAGCCATCGCTTGTTGCACATTGGCCTTGCCCTCATTCACCTGCTGAATCACGGAATTGATCTGCTGGAGAAGCATGCCAGCGGCTGCAACAGATTCAATAATCATGGTTTATACGCTTATATTTACACGTTGTGTCGATGCTAACGGTTGCGCCTCGACCTTAGTGCCCTCCTTCGTATAAAGTACGGGCATAACGGTTTCGACCATCTCCCTAATAGTCTCACCTTCAGCACCTGTACGCAGGCGCTCTTGTTTTTGAACTGCAACCTGCTTCCAACTAATCTGAGCAGTATTGCTGACTGACCCTATTTCCATATCAGATCTCAGCCATTTATGGCTTCAACAGCAGCTTCTTCCTCGCCCTCTTCTGGCTTTTCTTCAGGTTCAACCAACTGAGCATCAGCTTGCACTTTGATCTTCATCATCAAAGGCCATGTCCCACTCTTGCTAGGCATTTCGCCAAGAATCGCTAGGATTGCGTTGATCTCGTTTTCTTCTAGGTTGATTTGCATGATGTGTTTTCCTTATGGTGTATAAGCCTTGGCTGCAGCAACCGCAGAGTCGATGGCAGAAAAGTCTTCTGACCCCCAATCGCCTAGTGCCTTGCCGTATTCTAAGTATCCAGCACTACGCAGCACACGCTCTTTCTTCTCAGCATTCGTCTTATCGTTGTAAAACTCGTTGTTTGCGTCCAGCACGCTGGTGATGACGTTAGCGCCATCTAGCATAGCTTTGTACATTTTCGCTTTTTCTTCGTCAGTGCGAACTTCTATTTCTTCTTCTTCGTCAGTACTGACTTCTATTTCTTCTGACATTTCGTCCTCCTTACGATTCTAGCGCGGCTACACGAGCAGTCAGTGATGTAATAATTGCGTCTTGGTCTTGGATTGCTTTTACAAGGATTGGGACAAACCTTTCATACTTCAGACCGTACTGTTTTCCGTCACCGGATAGCGTTAGCGTGAGGTTTTTCTTGTCGGATACTTTATATCCAGCAGCCTCCTCAAGATCACGAACAGCTTGCGCCTTAAAACCCACTTCCATCTGATCTTCTTTATGCGTACCGTCTGGCGTTTGTGCGGCTAAATCGTAACCATCAGCGTACTTATCGCCATACTTAGAACGCTTATCCCAATAATAAGTAACAGGTTCTAAACCTTTGACGAAGTCCAAACCAAGGTCTAAGTCTGCAAAGTCAGTCTTATCACGCTCGTCAGATGCAGCTACAAAAGAAACTTGGATATGCGCCGCAGTAATGTTTTCATCACCCAACACAATTTCATTGTTTTCATTGTTAATGTTCCCGCCAGGGCTTCCAGTAACTCCTGCATCGTGTCCTAAAAGCAAATTGTTATCGCCGCTAGTGAGATTACCTCCCGCATTTACACCCATGGCGGTATTATTATCACCAGTTATAGTGCCCGTACCCGCCGCACCACTGCCATAAAAAGAGTTGTTTGATCCCGTCGTCATGGCGTCGGCACAAAGGCCGCCCACACAGGTATTATTCGTTCCAGACGTTATGGCACCGCCTGCGCTATACCCGACTCCTACATTGTATACATTATCGCCGCTTGCATTATTTTGAGCATCTAAGGCACCAGTACCGACAGCTACGCTTCTTTGACCCGTCGTTTCTGCCTGTAACGCAAGATACCCAATGGCGATATTGTTATTGCCGGTGGTAAGAGTATCCCCCGCTTCTCCCCCGATGAGCGTATTTTGCTTTCCGGTCGTTAGATCGCCACCAGCATCATACCCAACTGCTACGTTGTAAGCGTCGGTGGTGGTCGTAAAATTTTGGGTAGCTAAAGCAGTGTGACCAACCGCTACGTTTCTGTCTCCTTTTGTATCAGTCGTGAGCGCGTTGACTCCTATCGCCACATTTGAGTTC